TAAGATTTCTTCTTATATCATATAACTTTCCAGTTACTGCACCAGGCCAAGATGTTAAATTAACAATCTTTACTGTATTTGGTTTTATTGAAGTATTAATATCTTCTATCTTACCATTTGATGCACCAAATTCGATTGTTTGAGAATTTCTTCCAAGAATAGAAACATTATCACCTTTTTTTAAACTAGATGATTCAATTATACTTGGTAATGTAAAGGTAGATCCACTAATTCCATCTCTTTCAACTTGATATCTACTAGAAGTAT